CGGTGCTATGATGAAAAAGAAAGCCTTTTCAAGAGGTGGCTTTTTAGCAGGACCAATGAAACCATTAAAAATGAAATCCAAAGGTGGTTCTAAAGGTGGCGCAAAAGGCGGTAAGAGATAAAGTAAATGGCCTTTTCAGATACTGCTAAATATTTTACAAAAGCTAAAAACTTATCTGCTACATCAGGTGGGGCAAGTGGTGATGTTATATACACTTGTCCTAATAACTTTGTCAGCTTAATTACTTTTATGCACGTATCCAGTGGATCATCTAGTACAAAGAAGTACAGCTTACAATGGTATGAAGCAGCTACTACTACGTATCACTTTATAATTGATGAACACAGTGTAGCAGGTAATGGTATTGAAGAAGTTGTAGAGGGTGGTGCATACCTTGCATTATCTTCAGGTGATAAGATTGTAGGCTTTGAAGATAGCAGTTCTGACTTTCATGTAATACTATCAGGTGAGGAACACTTCCAACCGACATAACGGATATGCAATAATAGGTACTACTACTTGACCTATATTTGAGTATAACTATCTCCGCACACAAACAAAGGAGATAGTGCTATGAAAAACTTACTAAGAAAGATGTGGGATAACCACGTAATCAGACAACAGAAACGTGCAGACTTCAGAATGCTACACATGTTGGATGATAGACAACTAAACGATCTAGGAATAGGTAGATCACAAATAAGGAATGCAATATATGGCAAGGAATCTAACGGATAAGCAGCAAAGATTCTTAGATGTATTATTTGATGAAGCTGGCGGTGATGTTGTCGCTGCTAAGAAGTTGGCAGGTTACGGTGATAACAGCAACACTGCAGCGATTGTTGAATCTTTAAAAGATGAGATTGGTGAGAAGACTCGTACATATTTTGCACGTACTGCACCTAAAGCTGCTATGGCTATGGTTGGTGCGTTATACGATCCGACAGAGCTAGGCATCAAAGAAAAGATGGTTGCAGCAAAAGACTTGCTTGACAGAGCAGGACTTGGTAAGGTAGATAAAGTAGATGTTACTAGCGGTGGTGGCATCTTCTACCTACCACCAAAAGAAGGTACAAACGAATAATACCACAAAGAGAGTTAGGCTTTTGGCAATTACCCAAACCGCCTAAGACACACAACAAACAATGGCACAAGATTGTCAGGCTAACTAAGAAGATACCGTTTGGTTATGAACTAGATCCTGACAATGATAGATTACTTGTACCTATAGAACATGAACTAGAAGCTTTAGAGCTTGCAAAACGACACCTCAAGCAGTATAGTTACAGAGCAGTAGCACAATGGTTGAGTAAAGAAGCAGACCGCTACATATCACACATGGGTCTAAAGAAGAGAATAGAAGTTGAGCAAAGACGTAGAAAAGCATCTATCACTAAACGTAAGCTTGCCAGGTGGCTCGAAGAAACGCTTGCGGAAATCGAAAAACTCGAAACACAAGGAGTCGGTGCATACTCAGAAGCCAGCGGAGATAGAAGCCCCCCAGCCAGAACCTATCCCAGCGCAGGTAGTAGCAACTGACTATGACGTTGAAGAAGCACAAGAAGTCGTATTCAAACCGAATGAAGGTCCACAGACCTCCTTCTTGAGTTCTTCTGAAAGAGAAGTTCTGTATGGAGGGGCAGCAGGTGGTGGTAAATCATATGCTATGTTAGCAGACCCATTACACGGCCTGAACGATCCTAACTTCTCTGGACTCCTTGTGCGACACACAACTGAGGAACTAAGGGAACTCATACAAAAGTCACAGGAGTTATATCCACGTGCAGTACCAGGAATCAAGTGGTCAGAGCGTAAGTCACAGTGGACTTCTCCTAAAGGTGGAAGACTGTGGATGTCGTATCTGGATAAAGATACCGATGTCACACGATACCAAGGACAGGCTTTTAACTGGATTGGATTTGACGAACTTACTCAATGGCCTACACCTTACGCTTGGGATTATATGAGGTCACGTCTTCGTAGCGCACACAGTAGAGACTTAGGACTTTACATGAGAGCTACAACAAACCCAGGTGGTGCTGGACATAGTTGGGTCAAGAAGATGTTTATAGATCCTGCACCCTCAGATAAAGCTTTTTGGGCGACAGACATTGAATCAAGTAAAACAATCGTATACCCTAAAGGACACAGCAAGGAAGGTCAGCCTCTATTCAAGCGTAGGTTTATTCCTGCATCTCTCTTCGATAACCCATACCTTGCCGAAGAGGGTGACTATGAGGCCATGCTCCTATCACTACCAGAGCATCAGAGGAAGCAACTCCTCGAAGGAAACTGGGACATCAACGAAGGAGCAGCGTTTACAGAGTTCGATAGATCAATCCATGTTATCGACAGCTTTGAAGTACCAAATAGCTGGGTTAAATTTAGGGCGTGTGATTATGGGTACGGCTCTTATACTGGTGTTCTTTGGTTTACTGTATCTCCTGATGAACAACTTATAGTCTATAGAGAGATGTACGTATCAAAAGTTACAGCTTCTGATCTAGCTGACATGATACTAGAAGCTGAACGAGATGATGGTGGAATGAGATACGGTGTGCTTGATAGTTCTTTGTGGCACAACCGTGGCGATACTGGGCCATCGTTAGCAGAGCAAATGAACATGAAGGGTTGTCGATGGCGTCCTTCTGATCGCTCAAGAGGCTCACGTATCGCAGGTAAGAACGAAATACATCGAAGACTAAAAGTAGATGATTTCTTAGAAAAGCCTATGCTTGTGTTTATGGATAACTGTGTAAATACAATATCACAGATACCAGGAATACCTCTGGATAAAAAGAATCCAGAAGATGTAGACACAAAAGCAGAAGACCACTTGTATGATGCTTTAAGATATGGTATAATGACAAGACCAAGAAGCAGCATATGGGATTACAACCCAGCTAAACAAAGAACAGGATTCCAAGCTAGTGACCCATCCTTCGGATACTGATATAGTAAAGTCTTGTCCTAAATGTGAGACAACGTACAATACTAATATGTGGAACGATAAGTGCCCTAATTGTGAAGAGCAAGCTGCTTTTGATAATGGACCTTGGAGAAAAAATAAATGAAAGCTTTTGTATTAGTAGTAAGTATATGGGGTAATAATGGTACTGATTGGGTATATACAGGTAACCAGTATGTAATGCAAGAGATGTTTACAGAAGAACAGTGTCTAAATATGGCTGATACTTCTAACTGGAATAAGTTTAGAAACAACCCATACTACGATATACAATTTGATTGTTTTAACAAGGAAGAATACAATGGCTGAACAGGAAGAAATGTTTGAAACAGCAGAAGTAGTAGCTGCAGAGGACGGTCTAGACAGTATCTTTGAACAGAAATCTAGTGTAGTCTCATTTATAAAAGAAAGATATAAGAGAGCAGAAGATGCAAGATATGCTGATGAAAGAAGATGGTTAAGAGCTTATCGTAACTATCGTGGATTATATGGGTCAGATGTAAAGTTTACAGATGCAGAAAAGTCTCGTATATTTGTAAAGGTAACAAAAACAAAAACACTTGCAGCATACGGACAGATAGTAGATGTACTATTTGGTAACAATAACTTTCCACTAACGGTAAACCCTTCTATATTACCTGACGGTGTAGCAGAGTCAGTACACATAAATATAGACCCTAATGCAGACCAAGCAGGTGATGCATTAAAAGCTGTAACACAAGATGAGGCTCCCAGCCCATATCTTATTGATGGTGTTACAGAGTTAAGACCTGGCGAAACATTAAAAGACTTACAAGGTCGTTTAGGTCCACTAGAAGAAAAACTAGAAGCTGTATCTGAAAAGATAGTAGAAGGTTCTGGTACTTCACAGACTACTGTTACATTTCATCCTGCAATGGTTGCAGCTAAGAAAATGGAAAAGAAGATACATGATCAGCTACAAGAAAGTGGAGCTAATGTACATCTAAGAAGCATGGCATTTGAAATGGCATTACTTGGAACAGGTGTTATGAAAGGTCCATTTGCTGTAGATAAAGAGTATCCTAACTGGAATGAGGATGGTGAGTATGATCCTATAGTAAAAACTGTTCCAGAGTGTAGTCATGTAAGTGTGTGGGATTTCTATCCTGACCCTGAAGCTCACTCTATGCAGGATGCAGAGTATGTTGTAGAAAGACACAAGATGTCAAGAACACAACTAAGAGCATTAAAAAGTAGACCATACTTTATGGAAGATGCAGTACAGAAAGCTGTAAACGCAGGACCAGACTATACCCAAAAGTATTGGGAAATGACTATGGAAGATGATGACACTCAACCAAACTCTGAGCGTTGGGAAGTGTTAGAGTTCTGGGGATATGTCGATGTAAAGATATTAAAAGATCATGGAGTAAACATACCTTCAGAGCTATCTGATCTAGATGAAGTTAACTGTAACATATGGGCATGTAATGGTGAGGTACTTCGCTTTGTACTAAATCCATTCAAGCCTACACGTATACCTTACTATGCAACACCATACGAGCATAACCCATACTCATTCTTTGGTGTTGGTATTGCTGAGAACATGGATGATACACAGACATTAATGAATGGCTTTATGAGAATGGCTATTGACAATGCTGCATTATCTGGTAATCTTATTATTGAAGTTGATGAAACTAACCTAGTACCAGGCCAAGATATGTCTGTGTACCCAGGCAAAGTGTTTCGGAGACAGGGAGGTGCGCCAGGTCAAGGAATCTTTGGCACTAAGTTCCCCAATGTAGCAAACGAAAATATGCAACTATTTGATAAAGCGAGGCAGTTAGCTGATGAAAGTACAGGATTCCCATCTTTCGCTCATGGTCAAACAGGTATTTCGGGAGTTGGGCGTACTGCTTCTGGGATTTCTATGCTCATGTCTGCTGCTAACGGCAGTATTCGAACTGTGGTTAAAAATGTAGATGACTATCTAATTAGACCACTAGGCAAAGCATTCTTTGCATTCAACATGCAGTTTGACTTTGATGAAGACATTAAGGGTGACCTAGAAGTAAATGCAGCAGGTACAGAAAGCTTAATGGCTAATGAAGTACGTAGCCAACGCTTAATGCAGTTCTTGCAGGTTGCACAGAATCCAGTGCTTGCACCTTTTGCTAAGATGGATTACATTATACGTGAGATTGCTAAGAGTATGGACTTAGATCCTGATAAGGTTACTAACTCTATGCAAGACGCAGCTATACAGGCAGAAATACTAAAAGCATTTCAAGCACCAGCAGCAGCCCCTGAAGGTGCTGAAGGTGTAAACACTCCTGACGTAGCTGACACATCTGGAGGTGGAGGTTCACAAATAGGTACAGGTACAGCACCTACGCCTGGAGAGCAAGGATTTACAGGTAATGCACCTCAAGCAGTTGGTTAATGACAAAGAGTGTTACGATCAGTTTCAACAACACATAGACGATCTGATAAACCTAAGACAACGTGCGTTGGAAACAGCTAATGAACCTCACGTCATACACAGACAGCAGGGTGCAATAGATGTACTTAGGAAACTAAAGTTACTGAGGGAGACAGTAAACAGTGGCTAAAGTTGGCAAAAAGACAGGAAAGAAAACCCAAGCTGGTAAAGATGTTTATAAAACACCAGAGGGTAAAAACGTTTCTGAAATATCTTCTACGTTTGAGTATAAAGGTAAATGGATAAATGTACCTAGCATACATAAAGGATATGAGTATGATGATGATACTTTGAGGTTAATGTTAGAGGCTGGAGTAATTAAACCAACAAGTGTACATGATAGTAGAACAGAAGCTGAAGCAGAAGCTGAAGCTCGTAGCGATAGATTAAAATTTAGTGAGGGCGGTATGGCAATAGAAGAACAAATGATGATGGACTTTGGAGAAGTACCTGACAACACGGTGGGTATAGATCCTGTATCAGGTAATGAGATACCACTAGGTTCAACTGCAAAAAATGTAAGAGATGATATACCAGCGCAACTAAGTGAAGGTGAGATGGTTATACCTGCTGATGTAGTTAGGTTCTTTGGCGTAAAGTTTTTTGAAGACATACGTAAAGCTGCTAAGATAGGCTACGCTAAGATGGATGCTGATGGACGTATCGGTGGTGAGCCTATAATGGAAGATGATTCTGGTCTAGGCTTAGAGATGTCTGACTTAGAAGTGATAGACATGGGTGATGGCTCAGATGAAATGATGGAAGAAACTGAAGAAGCTTTCTTAGGTAAGTTCTTTGCAGGTATTAGAGAGTCAAACAGAAAGCAAGCTGAGAAAAACAAACAGTCTGTAAGAGACAAATTTAAAGCAGCAGAAAAAAGAAAAAGCGTAGATAGAGTAAAGAACAGAACTAAGAAAGATAAACCCAAAAACAGATACGAACAACTCAGAGAACAAATGAGATCTGCTTTTAGAGATGACGATGATGACAGACGTAGAAGTAGACCTTCAAGACCTACTGTTGAAAGAAGTCCTACAAAGCCAGCCACACTAGACTTTGGCTTCCGTGGTAATCCTATGGAACGTGGCGCACGTAAGTTTGGTGGTAAAACACCACAGAAAAAAGAAGCAGGACAGATAGAAGAAGCATACACAGGTGAAAACCTCCGTAGTGATGAAAGCTTTGGTCAGAGGTTTATGAAAGGTTTAGGCTACGATGAAGGTGGACTAGGGGCGCAACCTGAAATAAGGACAGATCCAGACTTATTTAGACCAATCCTTCCAGATGATCAGAGAGGTAGAATACCTAGAGATCCTCTCTTTCCTTCTCGACCAATAGATGATAACATAGCGCAAGAAGGTATAAAGGGTGGCTTTGGTGAAGAGTTGGGTTTAGGTGAGAGTCCGTTTGAAGGTGTAATGGAAGCTCGTGAATACCAAAACGCTGCAGGACATAAAATAATTATTATGTTCTTAGACGGTGAGCCTATGCAGGAAATACCTTCTGGCTACTACCCTGTAGGGAGTGATCCTGTACCTGTAGATCCAGGTGAGCAAACAGGCAGCAGTGGCGGCGGTGGCAGTGATGATGATGACGGTCCAGATATGCCAGAACCTTTTGACTATAAAGCACTTACTATAGATGAACTAACTACAGAGGTTAAAAACTTAAAAACACCACCTCCTATTGGTTTTGGTTTACTTGGTTCTGTACTTTCTTTTGCACAAAAAAGACATAACAAAAAAACAATAGAAGAAATAGATAGAAGATTAGAAGCAACAGATTTGCCAATATATGAAAGAGAGTACTTAGAGAACCTAAAAGAAGTAGCAGAAGGACCACAAGAAAAAGGAGTAGTTGGTAAGTTTATTGATAAGATAACAGGAGAAGAAGTAGAAGATCCTGACTTACCTAAGTTAGACGGTCCTACATTTGACATGTTACCTGATCAATATGGTGTAACAGAAGCTTACACACCTGAGATAAAAACTCCAGACACACCAACAGCAGGTTACAGTCCAGAGATAATGGAGCAGATAAAGCAAGCATCTAAAGACGCTGCTGATGTTGCCTTTAAGGACAATCCTCTTTATACTGGTTACAAACCCCCAAGCGCAAAAGATGATGACGATGATGACGATAAGAGGCCAACGTTTGTATCAACTCCTGCTACTACAAAAGTTGCACTTGATAATCAAAGCGCAGCAGATGAAGCCATGGGTAGACCAACAAGCAGTAGCAATGATGATGACGATAAAAACTCTATCTTCAAAGACCCTACTCCCTCTCCCTCTCCACCCCCACCATCATATACAGCACCATCGAACGATCCATACGCTGAAGACAGAGGTGGTAGGCGTTCAGGTGGTGGAGGACGTAACCAAGGCGGCTTAATGAAAAACAATAAGAAGAAAGCTACTAAGAAGAAAGCTAATAAAAATAAAAAATAATATCCAAATAACTATAAGGCCACTCGGCTTCGGCTGACCCCAACATAAGGAGAAAACAAATGGCTACAAGCGAAGAAGCAAAACCAAACCCAATGGTAAAACCTCCAATCCCTAGAGTGCTAATGGGTAGAGGTGGATACCTAAACAATGAAGAGCGTATCAAGAAGGAAGAAGCTGAACTAGAAGAAATGAAGAAACAAGCTAGGGCAGCAGCAGGTATTACAGATGAAGAAAGTACTGAAGATAAACCCAGTAGCGAAGAGCCTAAAGCTGAATCAGTACAGGCAGAGGGTGATACCAAACAAAAAGAAAAACCAGAAGCCAAAGCACAAGAAGATGACAGTGAGTTAAGTGCTGAAGAGAAAAACTTCAAGAAACGTTATGGTGATTTACGTAGGCATTCACAAAAGAAAGAAGAAGAGTTTAACGCAAAGCTAGAGGCATTACAAGCACAACTAGATAAAGCAGCAAACAATGAACTTGTACTTCCTAAGTCTGAAGAAGAGTTAGATGCTTGGTCTAAACAATATCCTGACATAGCAGGTATAGTTGAGGCTATCGCTGACAAGAAGTCTAAAGCTACAGCAAAAGATCTTGAATCACGTATGGCTGAGTTTGAAGAGCTACGTATTACAGCTAAACGTGAAAAGGCTGAAGCAGAACTAGCGTCTATGCATCCTGACTTTGATGAAATACGTTCAGATGATTCTTTTCATAAATGGGCAGAAGAACAACCTAAATGGGTACAAGACGCTTTGTATGAAAACATGGATGATGCAAAGTCTGTAGCACGTGTAATTGATCTTTATAAAACAGATAAAGGCATAACTACTAAAGTTAAAAAGAATAACTCTTCAGATAAAGCAGCAGCAGCTTCTGTAAAGACAAAAGGCAGTAGTATTCCTGACACAGATGATACTTCTAAGTACATACGTGAATCAGAAGTAGCTGCAATGTCAATTAAACAATACGAAAAGCGACAGGAAGAAATCCTAGACGCACAGCGTAATGGAAGATTTATTTATGATATTTCAAGAAAATAGTTGACAAACTGTTTATCATAGATAAAACTATAGCATATACACAACAATTAAAGTGTGTATGCTTAATCAAGCACTAGCCACACAAA